TCACGGTCGGTACAGGGGTTCGAATCCCCTACGGGACGCCATAGATACCCCGGTTACGCGGTAGCGAATTTCGCAGTCGAGCGATGCCGGGTCGAGCACGATCCGCTCGATGATGTCGGGCAACACCGGCCGCAGCGCCGCCCGGTTGGTGGCCACCATCTCCTGCCGTAGCGTCCTGAACGCTGCGCGCACGTCGCCAACCCCCATCGTGGCCACCTCGTCCGACGCGGACTGCCGCTGGCGCAGTTCGGCCAACTTCTCGGCCACCGTCGAGCGTTCGGCCTCTAGCTCCGTCACGCGCCGCAGCACCGGATCCGGATCGTCCAGCCGCGCCGCAAGGTCGACCGTGCGACCGATCTGTGTCGTGAGCCCGGCGATGCGCTTCTCCAACCCGGCCAGCGCGCGGCCGTCCACCGGGCCGGCGACGAGATCTCGCATCGCCTCAACCACCCGCTTGGCGGTTTCCTCGCTGTCGAGGTCAGAGAACACCTGCTCGAGCACCGGCTCGTCGACCCGGCGCGCGGCGATGCGCCGGCCTTTGCCGAGGCGGTAGGCGTCGCTGCTGTCGCCAGCCCACGCTTGACCATCCGGCGTGACGAGCAGCCCGGTGAGCAGGTATTGCGATGCGTCCGCTCGGGTGTGCGCTGCCCGCTGGCGCTCCAGCTGGCCCAGGATCGCTTCGGCTTCTTCGTCGGTGATGAGAGGTTCGTGGGTCGAACGCTGGATCATCCATTCGGGCCGCGGCCGGCGGCGGGTGCCCGTCTTGCTCGCGCCGCGTTCACGTTCGGCGTGCACGTTCCAGACGGTGTGCCCGGCGTAGACCAGTGCCGCCCACTCCATGCCGTTGAGGCTTGCGACCGGCCAGTCGACGCCGAGCCGCCACATGATCTGGCCGCGCATCTCGCCGGCTGCCCGGGCGCGCAGGTAAGCGGCGACCTGGTGCGCCGACTCGTCGGGTACGAGGCGCGATTTCATCACCGGCTGGCCATCGCGGATCGCGCCGGTGGCGTGGTACTCAAGCCGGTAGCCGCGTGGCGCCCGGCCTCCCGCCCGCCAGCCTTGGCGCACGTTCTCGGCCATGCCAGCCAAGCCCTTTTGCCGGCTGGTGAGCGAGTGCCACTCGTCCATCGCCCGCAGGATGGACTTGAGAAGCGTCACGGTGATCGGGTCCGCCGCGTCGGGGACGGTACGGAAAACCAGCCTGACCCCGGCGCGCTCGCATTCCTGATCGAAGATCAGGGCGAGCATCTGACGTCGCGCGATGCGTGCCGTGTCGAGGGCGAGGATGTGCTCCCACTGGCGGCCCGGCGCGCGCAAGTCGCGCAGCAAGCGCTGAAACCCGGGCCGGTCGTCATCTTTACCGGACTCGACCGCGTCGGCATACTCACCGACGACAATCAAGCCGCGCTGTCCGGCGAGATCGTGCAGCGCGCGGCGCTGGGCGTCAATCGAGACGTCGTTGCGGTCCTTGCTCGATCTCAGGTAGCAGACTGCGCGATTGGTCATCGGTCACAAGTTCGAGGCGCGGCCGCTGCTGCCTTGCGAGCAACAGCTTGGCCAATGAGGATACCGCAGTTGGCGCTCCGGTCGAGCGGACGGTAATCGCCTGGCCTCGCCGGGTTTGCCGGGTTTGCCTGCCGGTCACCGTCAGCGGGCGGGCGCGCGTCTGCCGGACCGGAAAGTGCAGAAGTTGAGAGATCACCATTTCGCCTCCGGGTACGCCGCGCGCAGCCGGCGCATCGCCTCGGCGATTGTTGGCACGGGGGCGCCGCCAGCCTTGCGGCGCTCGAGCGCGAGGCGCACCGCGCCCTCCAGGCCATGTCGATCGATCGAGTACGAGAACTTGCGCTGGCGGCCCAGTGCGTCCGTCCAGTTGCCGACGACGTGCGGGTAGGAGTAGTCGGCACCATCGCGCCACGCAATCGCCACGCCCGGCACGCCGGAGCGGTTTCGCGAGGAAATCTTCCCGCGGCGCGACTCGCGCGGGAACAGTTGCTCGAGTTCATCGGCTGCGCGTTGTACGCGTCGCAGCGCAGCCGCATGCCCGCCGGCTTTGCGCACCGCCACGAATCGGGTTCCCCCAGGTCCTCCGCTGCTGGTGCGTACTTGGTATCCGCCGAGAGAGGGGATGTAAACGATGTGCATGGTCAGATGGTCCGTGAAAGCCGGTTCAAGTCCGCACTACCCGCGCCGAGTCGATCCACGCCAGACCGAGCGGATGCCACACCAGCGGGTGCTTGCAACCGGCCACCCGAACGTTGAATCGATCGCCATCACGCGGCGTGCACCGAGGGCCTCCTGCCAGTAGACGGCCGCGCCCGGATTGTCCGGCTCCGGCTCGCCGGAGCGCGGCAGCCCGTCCAGCCGGCTGCGCACGTTCGTCGAGATGACGACATCCTGCCGGTCCACGCCCATGCGCTGCAGTTCGTCGAGAACGCGCGCCACGGCATCGGTGACGGACAGATCCTTGCGTTTCTGCCACGAGTTCTGCGAGCCATCCGCGTTGGTGCGGTACTGTCGCTCGACGCGCAGGAATCTGCCGGCCTTGCGGTTGTGCTTGGCGGTGCACTTCCAGCCCTGCGGCCATTGCAGGGGATAGGCACTGATGCTCATGATTCCCTCGCGGACTTGCAGTACGCGCCGGTGACCCTCCGATCCCGCTGGTATTGCTCGAGCATCATCCGGCACGCCTTCTCGTCGGGCGCCGGGATGGTCTCGATCGAGCAGCCCATTGAAACCGCGGTCTTGATGCAGAGGACAAGCAGCCAGGTCATGATCAGTCGTCCGTGCCCGGATCCGCAGTTGCATCCTCGACGCGGATGCCGCTGCTGGCCAGTTCGTAGACCGTCTCCGGATTGGCCGGCGCAGCCTTCCAGTCGCTGCGGGCGACGTGCCGGAACGCCTGAGCCTGGTTTGCGGCGCGCACGAGACGCTGCGCCTTCGATTCGGTGTGGGTCATCACGTAGAGGGTGGACATCGGTATTCCTCGTGTTTGGGTTGTAGTGCCGCCTCTGGCGGCCGTCACGGCGATCGACGATTTCCTCGTGCCGTTACCGAGTGCAATTCCCCGCTGCCTTCATTCGGCGTGCCCCCCGCAGCGAGCCCGTTTCGCGCCAGTCGTCGAACTTCGTGCGGTCCACCGGGTATGCAAAGAGGCACGTCAACCCCTGCTAGAACGGGATGTCGTCATCCATGTCATCGAAGCTCGGGCGCGATTTCGGCTTGGCCGGCTGTGCCGGTCGTTCGGAGTCGGTCTCCCGTTCGCGGCGGCCGCCGATCATCAGCATGCGGTCGGCGATGATCTCGGTGCTGTAGCGATCGTTGCCGTCCTTGTCCTGCCACTTGCGGGTGTGCAACTTGCCTTGCACGAACACCTGCTGCCCGGAGGTGAGGTACTCGCCGCAGATCTCGCCGAGTCGGCGGTAGGCGACGACCCGGACCCACTCCGTCGATTCCTTTTTCTCCCCGGTGCTTTTGTCCTTCCACGATTCGTTCACGCCAACCGAGAAGTTGGCGACCGTATCACCGGATGGGGTGTAACGAACCTCGGGGTCTCGGCCGAGATTTCCGATGAACGTGCATTGGTTGAGGGAAGCCATTCAGTTCTCCGCGATCGAGAGTTGGATGTGGCCGTGCTCGAGGACCACCTTGCAGAGCCGCCCGTAGATCGCCCCGCCCACCGCGGCCATGGCGCGCAGCTCGGGAAGATCGTGCTGGGAGAGGTCAAGCGGGAACTCGCCGAAGACCTTGCGCAGCGCCTCTTTCGTGGTCGTATCGATCACGGGATCGATCTCGGTCCATTCCGGAAAGGGGCGCCAGGCCAGACGCATCGGGCCCGCCTGCGGCACCGCGATCGGAGCGCCGGGGTTCAGCTTCGGAACGGTCATTGCTGTCACCGCGCGACGGCGGATTCGCGGGCAACGGCCCGGGTTCCCGGAACCGAATAGCTCGCCTTCAGTGCCGAGGCCATCTTGTTCAGCACCGGCAGATTCGCCGCGACGTACTCCAGTACCGCCGGGTTCGTCTTGTAGTTGGCGGCGACGAACTCGCAGAGCTCGCCGAGGCTGACGACCTCCGCGCTGTAGGTGGTGCGGGTATGCACGCCCGTTGCGCGCGGCGCCGCCGGGGCGGCGCGCGGCGCGATGACGAGATCGGCGATCGCCGTCATCTGTTCCGCTTCCGCGGCAAGCCCCTGCTCGGCAAGCGCTGCCGCTTCGGCGCGCGTCGCCTGCCTGATGGCTTCGGCTTCGGCTTCGGCCTTGCGTTGGGCCTCGAGCGCGATACGGTCCTGTTCCCGCTTGTAGGCCACCATTTTGCGGTTGATGACGGCGGCAGCCTCATCGAGCATGGCCAGCGGGCGACGGAAGAAATCTTCGATCGCCCGTCCAGCATCGAGGATCGGTGCCTTCAGGCGGACGCGTTCGTCGTCGAGACGCCTGCGGATCCCCTTGACTTGGCGCAGATCTTCGCCCGCGGCCTCGAACAGTTCGTGGGAATCGACGGTGTAGCCGTCGACGAGTCGCTGCCAGCGATCGGCCTGACCGATCAAGGCATAGTCGCCAGCGGGAAGCTCGACGACGCTCGGCAGGGTGGTGTCATTCATGTTTCGAGATCCAGTTGTGAAGTGAGACGATGGAGAGGAACACCCGGTAATCGTCGGGGCTGAGATAGGGCTGCAACTTGTAGGTGCCGTCGGGCCGCAGCTGCAGGGCGTAGCGTTTGGCATGGGCCCGGGTGTCGTTCGCGTGCTGATGCAGGAGGTCGTAGCCCGCGGTCTGCACGCCGACTGCGGGATGAAGCTCGGCAACGGTCTTGACGTCGACGATGCTGACCTCCTTGCGGAGGAAACCGGAGCGATCCAGCGTGCCGGCGAACCCGAGCACGGGATGCGCCAGCCGCGTCTCGGACATCACCCACTTCGGCCGTTCGGCGCGCAGAAACGCCCGGTAGGCGTCGAGATATCCGGTGATCGCGGGATCCACGCTCGATTCGTCGAGATCATCGACATCGATCAGCTCGGTGGCGGCATGAACGGCGAGGCCGATATCGCGCTTGCGATCGAGGATGGCCTCGGGGACGCAATCGAACGCACCGCGGTAGAGTTGCGCGATGAGCTGCGTCACCGACGGCACCACGCGGCCATTGAGCCGATAGGTGTGCGTGCCGGCGTCAAATGCGAGGTTCACGCCGCCCTCACGAGACGCGACTTCGCGGCGAGGAACTGTGCCTTGGTCAGCGCCTCGAGCGATTCGGCACCGACGGTCTGTAGCAGTTCGGCGAGCCCTTCACCAGCCCGGCTGGCGAGATAGTTCCGTTCGCCTTCGCTGGCCGGCTTTGACGGCTCCTCGGCCTTGGCATCCTGCTTGCCCGGCTCGGCAGACTTGCTCGCCGGCTTGCGGATCTGGGGCGCCTTCTCTTTGGCGCCGGGATCGCCTTCCGTCCCCTCGGCATCGGTTTCATCGTCGGCGGCGACACCGAGTAGCGCACAACCTGCATGCCGTCGTCGGTACGTCAGCTCGGAACCGGCCACCTTCGGGTCGTCGGCAGAGTAGGTGAGGTCAACGTTCGAAACGATCCGCTGACCGCTGGAGTGCAGCAGCGCCGTCTGTAGGATGCCGTGGTTGATAACCTGCGTGAACGCCAGTCCGTTTGCGGACAGTGGTTGGCGCACTGCGGCGAGGACATCGGCAATATCGGCGTACCTATACGAGTATTGCGCCTTATCCCGGGGCTTGATAACCGCGGTGCGGTTCTTCTCGATCACCGGAAAGGCGGCCTGCGCCTTGGCCAGCGCCGCGGCGAGTTCGTTCAGGCTCTCCGACGTGCGCAGCGCGTCGGTAGGGGTGTCGCTCATCGCTGTTCTCCGTGCCTGTGGATGGGCCGCCATCCGAACCGCGCCCAGGTCAGGCGCACATCGGTATGGGCGTGATCGCGGTACTGAAACCGCGGGTCAGTGATCGGCACGCTGGGCGTATTGCGTCGCGCCGGCGACGGAGTCGGATTCATGGAAACCTCCGGTGAGCGCCAGCCCGATCAGGCCGGCGAGCAGAAGCAGAACCGTCGCGCTGACGATTCCGGTGAAGACGCCTCGCGCCATGTCGAGGTCGTCGGCGGCGGGCAGAAGTTCGTTATCGGCGCGCATCACCCGGCCCTCCGCTGCTGGAGCAGCGAATCGATCTGCCTGGTGAGCACGGCGATCATCGCGCGGCCGATCGCCTCCGCTTCGTCGTGGCGACCGGTCGTCAGGCGCTGGATCACGATGTCGCAGGCTTCATCGAGATCCACTGATCGGCCGTCGATCGTCATCCGCAGATCGGCGTAGACGATGGTTCCGTCCGTCTTGAGTTCGCGTTTGCGCGCCGGGCTCTCCGCGATCGACTGCGCGAGCGCCCAACGCTCTGCGGCATCGAGACCCTCGGCCTCCTCGGCGCTGATAAGGGCCTCGAGCGCGGCAGCATCGCGCGCTTCGGCATGCTCCTGAAGCGCATGCGGCGTCATCTCAGCTCTCCGCGATCGGCGCGTACTGCTCCGGCCGTGCGTAATAGAGCCGCGTCGGGTCCGAGCGCTTGCGCCAGGTCGATGCCACGGCGGCGAGACATTCGCGGCTCGCGCGACCGTCGTAGGCATCAGGATCGACGGGGATCACGTAGCGCTTGACTGTGCCGTCCGGCTCCGGTGTGCTGTTGAGCAAATCAACGAGCACGAGTTCGCCATCGCGCCAGAGCTTGGCGGTGCGCAGTCCGGCGATCGGGTGATCGGCGGAGCATTGATCGACGAGAGTCAGGCCGGCATCGGCGCAGTAGCGGTCGTAGCCGTAGCGCTCGATCATCACGCGGCGGATCTCCGCGTTCTCCTCGCCGCGGATTCGCGCGATCGTGATCGTTTCGGGATGCTCGACGATGTCGGCCGGCACGCGGACACCATGGATCGAGTACACGCCCCAGCCGTCGGGCCATGCCACCGCGGGTCCGGTATCGCAATGCAGTCGATGCGAGCCCCATCCGCGGGGGCGGGTCGGATTCACGAGTTCGCGGTGAATGACCATCGGCCGCTCGCATGCCATGACGAAGTCGCGATGCGGATACCACCAGCATGCGGACTTGATGGCATCTTCGTACGCGATACCGCGCGCCCACAGGTCGTCGGCCAGCTCGAGCGAGCACACTTCACGGAAGAACGACGTGTATGCGCCTCCCCACCACCAGCCGCCAGCCCAGAACTGTCCGCCGATGTAGTTGTTCCACCCGAGACGGATGGCGTTCCACACGGCTTGCTTGATAGCGTCCACCGCGTCGCCCACCGCGCCGCGCACCGCGCCGCGCACCGCGCCGCCCACCGCGCCGCGCACCGCGTCGTCCACCGCGTCGCCCACCGCGCCGTCCACCGCGTCGCCCACCGCGCCGTCCACCGCGTCGCCCACCGCGCCGCGCACCGCGCCGCCCACCGCGTCGCGCACCGCGCCGCCCACCGCGCCGCCCACCGCGTCGCCCACCGCGCCGCCCACCGCGCCGCGCACCGCGTCGTCCACCGCGTCGCCCACCGCGTCGCCCACCGCGCCGCCCACCGCGCCGCGCACCGCGTCGTCCACCGCGTCGCCCACCGCGCCGTCCACCGCGTCGCCCACCGCGCCGCGCACCGCGCCGCGCACCGCGTCGTCCACCGCGTCGCCCACCGCGTCGCGCACCGCGCCGTCCACCGCGCCGCCCACCGCGTCGCCCACCGCGCCGCCCACCGCGCCGCGCACCGCGTCGTCCACCGCGCCGTCCACCGCGCCGTCCACCGCGTCGCCCACCGCGCCGCGCACCGCGCCGCCCACCGCGTCGCGCACCGCGCCGTCCACCGCGCCGCCCACCGCGTCGCCCACCGCGCCGCCCACCGCGCCGCGCACCGCGTCGTCCACCGCGTCGCCCACCGCGCCGTCCACCGCGCCGCCCACCGCGTCGCCCACCGCGCCGCCCACCGCGCCGCCCACCGCGCCGCCCACCGCGCCGCCCACCGCGCCGCGCACCGCGTCGCGCACCGCGTCGTCCACCGCGCCGCGGCGATACAACTCGATCGCCAGGGCAGCGGCGGGCGCCGCGATCGCGAGCGCCAGCGGTGACGTGACCCAGATCACGCGGCCGGGCCACGGGATGCCAGCGGCCTGGTAGCACCGCCGTGCCGCGTCTTCGAATGCCGGCCGGTCGGCCGGCCCGGTTCGCAGCCCGATGCCGATCCAGTCGTCCGCCCAGGAGTCCATCCGCGCCCGCTGCTCGGGCGTCAGCTTGTCGATACGCTTGACCATGTCGGACCCCTCAGTCGGCGACGCGGCGCATGGTGGCGACGCTGTATTCCATCTGCACCGGCAGTTCGTAGATCCCGGGCGGGATCTGGTGGGCGCTGTGCTCTTCGTGCCGCAGCGATACCGGCTCGAGCACCTGCAGGTAGCGATCGCCAGCGGCGGATTGCCAGAGACGGGCCTTGGCTCGCGATATCGCGGCTTCGGCGATTTCGGCTGCGGCCGCCGGGCCGATGACGACACCCTCGATGCGGTGGTGGTGGCCGGTGGCTTCGCCGAGCGCGAGAACGATCTTGTTGTCGGCCGTGGGCTGGATCTCGGCGCAGCCGACGGGCAGCGCGCCGACGGGCGCGAGGAGAACATCGCCTTGGCGAATGGGTTTCATGTGATTGCTCCTGGTGATGCGCTTGCGCGCGGTTGTGGCCATGGAAACTCCTGAGAGATGGCTATTGCGCGGCCCGATGTCGTGCGCTACCGTTGAGCGCGCCAGATGGCGGGAGGAGCGCATGGTTACGAAGAAGCCAGCGAGGAACGAACAGACGTCGCCGGCGGTTGCGACGAAGGCTTCGAAGATCCTTCGGGATCCGAAGTCGACGAAAGCGGAGAGATCGGTTGCGGCGTCGGCTCTGACGCAGGCAAGGAACAAGAAGAAGTAGCCACGCGGCTCACGATCGCCGCCTTGGGGATCGTGATGACGCCACCGACTTGAGCCATCTCATCGCCCAGGTAGCCGACGTGCGCTGCCAGGGTGAGCGAGTCATCGTCCTCGGCCAGCACCAGCCCGGCCGAGGCGACCATGACTGTGCGGGCTTCGATGTCCTCGACGTGCTGCCATCCGGCTGAGAGGCCGAAGGAATCGAGCCAGAGCACGTGCTCGAAGGTGGGCTGCATGCGGGTCTCCTAGTAACGGAGACTAGATTAGCCGACGGCTTATTTCATGTCAATAGCCGTCGGCTAACCTTTCTGTAGAATGCTCCCACCAAGAGGGAGGGGGCCCATGCAACCAGCCACGAAACGCCATCAGGCAATGCCTCAGGAGGTCGCAACCCGGACGGACAGGGACGGCCCGGCCCATCAGCTCTGGATTGAGCGTGCGCAACTGGCCGCGATATTCGATCCGCCTCTGGACGAGGGGATTCGGCTATTCGTCGAGTGCCTGAACGCCGCTGGCGTGGAGACCTTCGAATCCTGCGAAGGCGGGGCGGGGCACGCCTACCGGGAACCGACAGTGCGGTTCCACGGGGATCGGGCGGAGGGCTATCGCGCGGTGAGCATCGCCCTGCGGGGCGGATTCAAGGTTGCCGCGCTGAGAAGGACGTGGCCCCTGCTCGACGGCGAGCTGACGGGGCCGTGGTGGGAATTGACGCTTATCGGCCCTGCTGGTTGAGTCCAGCGCATTCCTTGCACAGCGGCTTGCCTCCGGTGCCGGTGCGCAGGTTCTCGCGCTCGATATTGTTGCCGGTGTTGCAGTTCGTGTTGTTGTGGTGGATCGGCTGCTTGATAGAGTGCCAAGGATCCTTTTTCGGCATGTCTCTTCCCCATATTGTCGCGGTCAACGCGCCGCGCTTATACCGTATTCCTGTCGCGGACGGTTGGTCAACGGAGCATTTGATATCGATCAACAAAACCCCGCCGAAACGGGGCTACGAAAGAGAAGAGGTGAGGTTACTTGCCGGGCGGCTGTGCCTGGAGGCGGCCCTCGGCGGTTTCGGACGTTTGCGCGCACTCTGAATTGCGAAGCCTGCCCATCAAGGAATCGGGAGGAACTTCATGTGAAGAATCATCGTCACCAGGTTCCTCGACGCCGACTATTTCCCCTAGCGTGCTGCCGTCTCCGAACCACAGGGTTCCGATTGGTGAGTACAGATCTACTTGACACGACACTCGAACGAGCTGCGCCGATGATTTGAACAGACTTCCTGATCCACGAATGTGGTTACCTTCGGGGATGGTTCCAGGATAGTTGTAGATCAACCAGGCGCCGATATCCTGATTACGACGGTGCACAAGGATGTATTGCAGATGGACGTCATCCGACTTGCCGAGATACTTCCAGTCGACCCCGGAACCGGACGACCCCCAGAGGCGCTCTAGCTGCCGCCGAGACTCCCGAACGCGATCGAGATTTCCGCACCCAGCCTGAGTGAATCGTTGCCGCAGACCAAGCTCGCGCTCGCGCAAATCGAGCGCATTTTGTATGTCTCCGTGACGCGTATAAACATCGGCATAGCGACTGGCAAGATCAATCATGCTCTCGATTGCAGAACACGTATTTGCGGCAGATGCCTGTTGTTGGAGCAAGCCAAAGAAGGCAACGATTAGCAGTGCCCTCGGCAGCATAAATATCTTCTTCACTAATCTATGCTCACTCGACGATGTGCCGACTAGATTTCGCGATCGCCGCAACATAGTGAAGGCTCTCGATCGCATCTTCTTCGATTGCGATTGAAGGGTGGGCATCGTTCACTGAAACGAGGTGGACGCGTCCATCGCGCCGGTAGAGAAACTGCTTCACCATTACGCGGCCGTCTGTTGCTTTGACAAGCACTTCGTCGCCAGGTTGCGCCTCGGTCCCTGGCTCGACGATCACGTATTCGCCGTGCTTGATGCGCGGCGACATCGAGTCTCCGCGACAGCGCACAGCATAGGCGCACGGATCGCGCGAGGGCAGGTCGATATAGCCGTCGCCATGCCCGGCGGGATATTCGAGCTCTACGAAATGGCCGTTGTCGCCTAGTTGGGCGGTCCCAACAACAGGGATGCGTGCTCCGCTTCGCACTTCGCCGACAACTTCTGCATTCGCCGCCGGCTGTACAGGCGTGTCCATCCAGCCCAGTGGCTTTTCAAAAGCTGACTCGGCCTTCCTCGCGAGGTCCGTGCCGATTGATCGAGGCCTCCCCGTCAAAGAGTGCGTAGATCGATTCTTGATTTGGCTCACCTGCGCAGAGGAGACCTCAAGACGATCCGCCAACGCCTTTACCGAGCCAGCCTCCTCAAGCAGCAAGAGGAATCGGGCGTGCCTGATCTCGTCAATGGTTTGCATGGGGGAGAGTACATAGCCGCAGGCTAAGGTTGACAATGAGCCGTCGGCTTGACTTTGAGATGAGCCGCTGGCTAAATATTGGTATGAGTCAGCTAGACGCATACCTGAATGAGCCCGGCTCCGCGCGTGCGCTTGCGCATGCTGTTGGGGTGTCTGAGGCGACGGTGTCGCAGTGGCGATCACACCAGAAGACTCCGTCCCCGGCTATGGCGGTCGCTATTGAGCGTGCTTCTGGTTTCGCCGTCCGCCGCTGGGATCTCCGCCCAGAAGACTGGCACCGAATCTGGCCCGAGCTGATCGGAAAGAAGGGGGCTCCGGCCGTACCCGAGTCCACCGAGCGAGTCGCCAATGGCTGACGGGCGGAACGAGTCGACCCCCGAGGATGCGGGCTCGCTCAACGAGCGGCTTGCGAGGGGTCTGTTCGAAATCAGCCTCGAGCGGCGTCTTCCAAGACGACAAGCCAGTGCTCGCGGATGGCGAGGACTTCTTGGAAGAGCGCTTCCGGCATTGCTGAGTTCATGGTTCGGACGACGTTGTCCTCCGACATCTCGGAAAAGTCCGCGATGAACAACCGGATGTCTGGTACCCGCTTGATGAGTGCCGCCACCAGCAGGCGCAGCACCATCAATTCCGCCTCCTGGCCGTCTACCCGGTCCTTGATCGGTCGCTCCATGGTTTCCCCTCCCGTGGCGTCGGTGAATCGGTTGGTTGGCGCCTCCGATTCTATCGGCGAGGGGTGCGCCCTCGATGCCTGATCGCCCCATGCCGACCATCGAATCCATGCGCGGCAAGTGCGACACCAAGGTCGTCACGCACGTGCCCTGGGATGTGTGCGCGGACCTCGATCGTCGGGCTCATGAGCTGGGTTGTTCAAGGGCGGATCTCCTCCGGGATTTGGTCGTGCTCGGCATGTACGGCCGGGATGCGGTGCTGAGTATGTACGCCCACCGCCTGGATCGCCTGACCACCGCCGGATCAACGGAGGATCAGAAGTGAGCCAATCCGGGCATCCCGTGAAAATGTTCCTCGCCTCGATCCGGACCGATGGCGGGACGCAACCCCGCTCGACGATCAACGAGGCCATCGTCGCGGAGTACGTGGAGGCCCTGAAGGCGGGGACGAAGTTTCCGCCCGTTACGGTCTTCCATGACGGCGTCGACCACTGGCTCGGCGACGGCTTCCACCGCTTCCACGCCCACCGGCATGCCGACCTTGACAGCATCTCGGCCGACATCCGCTCCGGTACGAAGCGCGACGCCATCCTGTACTCGGTGGGCGCGAACGCCGAACACGGCCTGCGCCGGTCCAACGAGGACAAGCGCAAGGCGGTGCTGACGCTCCTGCAGGACGCCGAGTGGGGAAAGTGGTCAGACCGCGAGATCGCCCGGCGCTGCTCGGTGGATGGCAAGACCGTGGCGAGTGTCCGGGAGACCTATCTGAGGAATTCCTCAGATAGGCCGGGCGCCGCACCAGTTCGCCCGGCCCCCGATGGCCCCGAGCCGGCCGCCCGGACCGTCCAGCGCGGCGGCACGACATACCAGCAGGACACCTCGGGCGTGTCCGAGTCGAACAAGCAGCGCGCGAAGAACACCTCCGTGAGAAATGCCCCGGCGAAGCAGGATAGCCGGGGGGAAGACGCGAAACCCGCCGGACCTGTGGCGACGCCGGCGGCTCGCAACCCGAAGCCGGCGGAAAAGCCGAAGAAGACCGCGAAGAAGGCCAAGCAGCAGGACCCATCGACCGAGATCGAATCGCTGCGGGAGCAGCTGGCCGAGGCCATGGACAACGCCCAGGAGATGGCGGATCAGCTCCAGGCCCTCACCCTCGCCACCGACCCGGAACACGCGCAGCGGTTCATCGAGCAGCAGCAGTACCTGCGCACCGTCGAGCGCCAGCGCGACGACTACATGCGCCAGTGCGCCGAGCTGAAAAAGGAAGTCGGCCGGCTGCGCCGCAAGCTCGGGATGAGGTCATGAAGGAAATCACGTTGCGCGACTACCAGGTCGCGAGCATCGAAGGGCTGCGAGACGGCATCCGCGCCGGGCACCGGGCGCAGATCCTCTGCGCTCCTGCAGGTGCCGGCAAGACGATCATGGCCACCAGCCTGATGGCCGAGGCTCGAGCCAAGCAGAGCAGGGTGGCGTTCGTGGTCGATCGGGTGTCGCTCGTCGATCAGACCAGCGCCGTGCTCGACGAATACCGAATCGATCACGGCGTCCAGCAAGCCGGGCACTGGCGCAACCGCGGCTACGAGTACGTCCAGGTCTGCAGCGCGCAGACGATCGAGAAGCGCGGCTTCTTCCCCGACATGAAGCTGCTGATCGTGGATGAGGCCCACTGCACGCGCCGGGCCACGACCGAACTGATCCAGAGCCGGCACGATCTCGTGGTGATCGGCCTGACGGCGACGCCGTTCACCAAGGGGCTCGGACAGATCTACAGCAACATCGTCAACGTCACGACGACGAACCGGCTCATCGCCGAGGGCTGGCTGGTGCCGCTGACGATGTACGCAGCCAAGGCCATCGACATGACCGGCGCGAAAGTGGTCGCCGGCGAATGGTCGGACAAGGAGGTCGAGGAGCGCGGCCTGTCGATCGTCGGCGATATCGTCGCCGAGTGGGTCGACAAGACCCAGCGGCATTTCGGACGACCGGTGAAGACGATCTGCTTCTCGGCGACCGTCGAGCATGGCGAGGAGCTCTGCCGGCAGTTCAACGCCGCCGGGTTCAACTTCCAGCAGATCAGCTACAAGGACGCCAACGAAGCGCGCCGGCGCGAGCTGATTGCCGAGTTCCGCAAGCCGGACTCGATGATCGACGGGCTGGTGTCCTGCGAAGTCTTCACCAAGGGCTTCGATGTACCGGATGTGCTCTGCGGCATCGCGGCACGTCCATACCGGTCCAGCCTGTCGAGCCACATCCAGCAGATGGGCCGCGTGATGCGTCCGGCCCCCGGAAAAACGTTCGGGCTCTGGCTCGATCACGCCGGCAACGCGTTGCGGTTCATGAAGGACACCGAGAACGTGTTCGCCGCCGGGGTCAACGACCTGAATTCCGCACCGCTCGACGGCAAGGCCCGCAAGGAACCGACGGAGCAGGAGCGGGAGGCGATCAAGTGCGCCAAGTGCGGATTCGTCCTGCCGCCCTCGGCGCGGATCTGCCCGGCCTGCGGACATGAGCGTACGCGTCAATCGCTGGTCGAGGCGCAGCCCGGCGTGATGGTCGAGCTCGGGCACAACGGGAAACCGTTGCCGGGCTTCCTGCAGGATCGGGATGCGGTGTGGCGGCAACTGTGCGGCTACGCCATCGACCGCAAGCAGGGCGATGAGGATGCTGCGCGCCGCTTCGCCCAGGCGCAGTACCGCAATCTCTACGGATCGTTCGCGTACAAGCGCTTCGACGCGCGCGAGGTCGAACCGCCATCTCCGGAACTGGTCAGGCGGGTGCGCTCGCACATGATCCGGTGGGCCAAGAGTCGGGCGAGGGCGACGGCATGAAACCGCACCCAGCCCATACCGAGCCGCGCGGTTTCGCGGCAACCCAGGGAGATCATGATGACCACGAAGGTGACGGTGGATGCGCACGCCGGATGGCCGGTGGAGGTGATAGCGGTGGATTTGGACAACGACGGCAGGGTGGTCGGAGAAAGCCAGACGACGGTGGCGCCGCACACGACGCAGGATTTCTATGTGCACTCGCACCGCGAGTTGCGCGTGAAGGAGATGCCGAACGGCTGACGCCCGTACCCCGCTCATCGCGCCCCGAAGTGCGCAATCCGGTGTTGGCGCTACCAGCGGCGGAGCTCCTGCGCTCGCTCCCGCTCGAGTCGCGCGAGGCGCTGCACATCGCTCGTGCGCTGCGGAAAGGAGCGTCGACATGCTGACGCCGCAAACGCACGAGCGCGAAATCCGCCACTTCCATCTCTTCGCTGGGCTCGGCGGCGGCGCCGTCGGCTTCAATCGCGGCGAGGCACGCGTCGGCAACCTGAGGGCACGCTTCCGTTGTCTCGGTGGCGTCGATGTCGATCCGGCCGCAGTGCGTGACTTCGAGCAGAGCGCCGGCGTGCGCGGAACCGTGCTCGACCTGTTCGATCGTGAGCAATACCGAGCGTTTCACGACGCCGAGCCGCCCGCCGGCTGGCGCGAAGCGACGGCCACCGACATTCAGCGCGCCGCCGGCAACGAGCGCCCGCACATCGTTTTTCTGTCGGCGCCGTGCAAGGGCTTCTCCGGGCTGCTCTCGGAGACGAAGAGCCGGACGGCGAAGTACCAGGCGCTCAATCGGCTGACGCTACGCGGCGTGTGGCTGATGCTCGAGGCGTGGCGCGATGATCTCCCGGAATTCGTGCTCTTCGAGAATGTACCGCGGCTCGCAACGCGCGGTCGCCGGCTGCTCGATCAGATCAGCGAGCTGCTGCGAGCCTACGGCTACGCGGTCGCTGAGACGAGGCACGACTGCGGCGAGCTGGGGAACCTCGCGCAGAGCCGCAAGCGGTTCCTCCTCGTCGCACGACACATCGAGAAGGTGCCGCCGCTTCTGTACGAGCCGGTCAAGCGCCCGCTGCGCGCCGTCGGCGACGTGCTCGGCCGCATGCTGCTGCCCGGCGACGAACGCGCGGGCCCGATGCATCGCGTGCCGTCGCTGCAGTGGAAGACGTGGGTGCGCCTCGCGTTCGTCGAGGCGGGAAGCGACTGGCGCAGCCTGAACCGCCTCGCGGTCGAGGACGGTGTGTTGCGCGACTTCCTGATCGTGCCCGAGATGTTCCGCGGCGCGCTTGGTGTGCGGCGATGGGAGGAATCAACCGGCGCCGTGGCGGGTGAATCGTTGCCACTCAATGGCGCATTCTCCATTGCAGATCCGCGCTTTGATGCCTCGTCGCGATGGAACGACGGGCGGGCGTACGGCGTGCGCCGGTGGGACGAATCGACGGGTGCGATCGCTGGCCAGCAGACGCCCGGGCAGGGCGCGTATTCGGTGGCGGACCCGCGGCATCATGGGCCAGCGAAGCACAGCAACGAGTTCCGGATCGTCCGTTGGGCTGGCGCGGCGCAGGCAGTTACCGGCGCGCATGGTTCAGGCCAGTGCATTGCCGACCCGCGGCCCGGGATGCAGCGTTCGAAGGGTGACCACTATCTCACCGGCGGTCACTACGGAGTGGTCCAATGGGGCAATCCCTGCGGCGCCGTGAGCGCTGCCGCGGGCTGCGACAACGGGCGTTGGTCGATCGCTGATCCGCGCATGCCGGCGGCAACCGACAAGATCGTGTGCCGCATCCGAGCGCTCGACGGCACCTGGCACCGCCCGTTCACGACGCTCGAGCTCGCCGCGCTGCAGGGCCTCGTCGACCCCGAGGAGCAGCTCGAGCTCGACGGCCTGAGCGACTCGGCATGGCGTGAGCGCATTGGCAATGCCGTGCCGCCTCCTGCCGCGCAGGCGATCGCCAGCGAGATGGGGCGCGCGCTGCTACTCGCATGGAGCGGAGAGACGTTTCGACTCTCGTCCACCCCGGTGTGGGTGCGGCCGATTGCGGTGGCGCTGAGGGCTGCGGCATGAACGCACCCGAGATCCGCCACGGCATCCCGATTCCGGAGTGGCGTTACCGCAGCCCCATCCAGTTCAAGGGATTGCTCGGGCGCATGGAGGTCGGCGATTCGATCGTGCTGCCGGCGACCGAGCACTACAGCGTGTATGTCGCCGCGCAGCGCCAGGCCAAGGCATTCGGTGAACGCTTTTCGATCATCCGGTTGGCGCAGCACCAAGTCGGCGTATGGAGGGTTGCATGAAGGACCAGGCATTCGCGACCGAAGCCGACCTCTGCGTAGCATTCATCTCCCGGATCACCCAGGACCGGACATGGACCGCCTACGCCGAGACCGCCGGATGGGACATCCTCCTCGTTGCCGGTGACGGCACGCAGATCGGGGTCCAGGCGAAGCTGCGATTCAACCTCAAGGTTCTCGTGCAGAGCCTTCCCGATGGATGGGAGGCCGTTCAAGAAGAGGGCCCGGACTTCCGCTCCATCCTCATCCCGAGCGCCGACGCGACGGCAGTGAGCATCTGCGAGGCCTTGGGACTCGGGGTCTTCGACTGGAATCGATACGGTGGCTTCCGGCCCGAGATCGACCTCCGGTTCCTCCGGGCCTGGCACTACTGGAACCCGGGGCGCCGCCATCCCCTGCCGGCGTTCGTGCCCGATGTCGCCGCCGGCGCCTCCAGCCCGGTGCAGTTGACGCGATGGAAGATCGCGGCGCTGCGAATCGTGGCGCGGCTCGAACTGCGGGGCTACATCACCCGGTCCGACTTCCGGGGGATCGGGATCGATATCCGGACTTGGATCGGCCCCCGCGGTTGGCTGCGGGCGCAGGTCGGTGATGCGCCGGGCCGGTTCGTGGCTGCGGACCTACCGCCATTCTCGGCCCAGCACCCGGTGGTCTATCCGCAGGTTCTCGAGGAGGAGCGGAGCAGGCTGGCCGCTGCCGGCGGGAGAAAGGCGGCGTGATCGGCTACGACGCTTTCCTGCGCGAGAAGATCGCCACGGCGCCGTGCACGGGCTTCGAGGTGCCGCTCGAGCAGATCAACCCGGCGTTGAAGCCCCATACACGCGACATCGCTCGCTGGATGGTCAGGGGCGGCAGCCGTGCGTGCTTCGCGAGCTTCGGCCTGCACAAGACGGCGACGCAGATCGAATTCCTTCGGCTCATCGGTGCTCACAGGCCAGGCCTTCGCCTGCAGGTTTTGCCGCTCGGTGTGCGGCATGAGTTCTTCCGCGAGGCTTCCGATCGGTTCCGGGGCGAGTTCGCCGTCGATCTGCGCTTTATACGCAGCGACCGAGAGATCGGCGACGAGCGCACGATCTACCTGACGAACTACGAGAGCGTGCGCGAGGGCAAGGTCACGCCGAAGCTCTTTCGCGCGGCAAGCCTCGACGAGGCCAGCATCCTGCGCAGCTTCGGCAGCAAGACCTATCAGGAGTTCCTGCCCGCCTTTGCCGATGTCGAGTTCAAGACGGTTGCCACGGCTACGCCGGATCCGAACCGATACAAGGAACTCATCCATTACGCCGGCTATCTCGGCGTGATGGACACCGGCCAGGCGCTGACACGGTTCTTCCAGCGCGATAGCGAGAAGGCCGGCAACCTGACCCTGTACCCGCACAAAGAAGCCGAGTTCTGGCGCTGGGTAGCGAGCTGGGCCGTGTTCATCACGAAACCCAGCGACCTCGGGCACGATGACACCGGCTACGTGCTCCCGGGGATCGATGTTCGCTGGCACGAGATCCCGAGCGACTACAGCGCAGCCGGCGCCGACAAGAACGGGCAGGGCCTGCTGATCCAAAACGTCGCGATGAGCCTGTCGGCGGCCGCGCGCGAGAAGCGCGAAAGCCTGCCGGCACGCGTGGCGAAGGTGCGCGAGATCGTCGAGGCGGACCCCGGCGATCACTTCATCGTCTGGCACGACCTCGAGGACGAGCGTCATGCCATTCAACAAGCGCTGCCCGAAGCCGTGAGCGTATGGGGCAGCCAGGACCTCGAGGAGCGCGAGGCGCGCATCGTCGGGTTCGGCGACGGCGAACACAGGATATTGAGCACGAAGCCGATCATCGCCGGCAGCGGCTGCAACTTCCAGCGGCATTGCCATCGAGAGGTCTTCGCCGGCATCACCCACAAGTTCAACGATTTCATTCAAGCCGTTCACCGCACCTATCGATTCGGCCAGTTCGAGCGCGTCGGAATCGACATCATCTACACCGAAGCCGAACGCGAGACCGCCGCCAGCCTGAAAGCGAAGTGGCGGCGACACGATGAGCAACAGGCCCGCATGGCGGAGCTCTTCCGCACCTATGGGCTCGATGGACTCGCCATGCGCGACTCTCTGGCCAGAACGATCGGCGTGCCGCGCCGCGTCGTGAAGGGCGATCGGTTCGAGGTGGCGCACAACGATGCCGTGCTCGAAGCGCGCGAGTGGCCGGCCGAATCGGTCGATCTGATCGTCACTTCGATCCCGTTCGCGAACCACTACGAGTACACGCCGAGTTACAACGACTTCGGCCACACCGAGAACAACGATCACTTCTGGCGTCAGATGGACTACCTGACGCCGGAACTGGTCCGCATGCTCAAGCCCGGCCGCATGGCCTGCGTCCATGTGAAGGACCGCGTGCTGTTTCAGTCCGTCACCGGCCTCGGGGCGCCGACGATGGATTACTTCCACGAGGAAGCCTCGTTCCATCTTCGCAGGCATGGCCTGATCAAGATGGCGGTGATCGTCGTCACGACGGACGTCGTGCACGAGAACAACCAGACGTACCGCCTGGGCTACAGCGAGATGCTCAAGGACGGCACGAAGATGGGCACCGGGTGCTCGGAATACGTGCTGATCTTCCGCAAGCCGCAGACCGACCTCGGCCGTGGCTATGCCGATGATCCGGTGATTCACGATCCGGTCGAGTACACCCTCGCTCGGTGGCAGATCGACGCGCACAACTACTGGCGCTCGAGCGGCAATCGCTTGCTCACGGCAGAGGAGATGGCCGCCATGGGGCCGTCGAAGTTGCCGAAGTTCTTCCACGACGAGAGTGCGCGGCACGTCTACGACTACGAACGGCACGTTGCGATCGGCGATGCGCTGGCGGAACGCGACGCGCTGCCGAAGCTTTTCGCTTGCCTGGCGCAGGCCAGCCCGGATCCAAAGGTCTGGACCGATGTTGCCCGCATGCGCACGCTGAACGGTGAGCAGGCATCCCGGGCGGTCGAAAAGCATGTCTGCCCGCTACAGATCGACATCGTTGATCGACTGATCGAGCGGTTCAGCAATCGCGCCGATCTTGTCTACGACCCGTTCCACGGTATCGGAACGGTCGGGGTGCGAGCCATCAAGCTCGGTCGTCGCGCCGCGGGTAGCGAACTCAATGGTGACTACTTCCGCGACCAGGTGCACTACCTGCAAGCCGCCGAGCGCGAGATGTTGATGCCGACGCTCTTCGACCTCGAGGAGGCGGCGTGAGCTTCCACACTTTTGCCGCCACCCACGGCCTGTTGATCCGCGACCTCTACGCGGATGGCCGGATCCACCGCTGCCCGACCGAGGATCATCCGCGAGATCGCAACGGCGCCTACAAGTTCACCGGCGAATGGGGGTGGGTGCAGAACTGGGCCCATCACCCGGACCCGATCATCTACCGTCCGGATGGCGTGTCCGCGGAGATCATCCGGCGCGACATGGCGGCGCTGCGCCGCCGGGATGCAGAACGGCGCGCGCAGGCCGCAAGGCTGGCGCTTGAGGTGGTGCGGCGCTGCACGTTCGGTTCGCATGCCTATCTCGCGGCAAAGGGATTCCCGTCCGAGCAGGGGCTCATCGATACAGACGGTCGTCTGGTTGTTCCGATGCGCGACTGCGCCCGCTACGAGCGCGTGAATAGCGTCCAGTGGATCGCAGCCGATGGCGAGAAGAAGTTCCTGCCCGGCGGTACGGCCAAGGGCTCGGTCTTCGTTCTCGGCGCTGGGCCCGAGGCCTGGCTATGCGAGGGCCTGGCCACGGGGCTTTCGATCCGTGCGGCCTTGGCCAGCCTTTACCGGCAGGCACGTGCGGTTGTCTGCTTTTCCGCGGGGAACCTCTCGCATGTCGCCGGCCTGCTGACGGGGCCTCGGTTCGTGATGGCGGACAACGACGCCAGCGGTGCCGGACAGAAGGCTGCGGAGACAACCGGGTTGCCGTGGGTCATGGCTCCAGAGGTGGGGATGGACGCGAACGACTACCACATGGCTGCCGGCGTGCGGGCGCTGGCCGGCCTGATGCGCGAACTGTTGACCGGGTAGGGCGGCCACGAACTCAGCACTGCGCCGGAGGGGCACCGAACCGTGGCGGCGCAGGAAGACCCCCTACCACGGGCACAGACGAGGGAGCAGGGGTAAGGGTGGCGAAGCTAGCGCCCGATCGTCGAACGGCTGGCGGGTCTACGCGGCTCCGAAGGGCAGTGTAGTGAAGGCTCTCCCAGGCTGGGCTGAGTCTTGCTCACCAAAGGGCAGAGAGGTGGAAGTGAGCGGGGAATCAAGCAGTGGATACGAAGAAATGCGCGCCGCGCGCATCGCGGAAATCGGCCGTCGCGCCAACGCGCTGCGCAAGGCGAGCTTCTACAGCACCGAGGAGGTGAAGTGGCTGGCCGGCTACGTACGGCAGCCGCAGGTGCAGTTGGTCGAGGTCGAGTTGTTGGTGGCGAACGCCGAGAGGCTCGCCGAAGAGCTGTCCAAACAGGAGAAAGCGAGATGAGAGACGGGATCGAACAGGAAATCCAAGCCAAAGGCCTTACCGCACCGCGCGTCACGATGGCGGACATCGAGGCAAACATCATCGACGAGGTCTATTTCACGGCCGAACAGGGATATCAGAAGGCCATGTCGGAACAGTACCCCGACTCTGCGGCGCAGGGCAATCAGTTCCCTCATTCGGGGCTTCGCCTGCTCACCTTCTGCGTCTTCGTGCTCAAGAACAGCTTCACCGTGACCGGCGAGTCGGCGTGCGCCTCCCCCGAGAATTTCGATGCCGAGCTCGGCCGCAAGATCGCTCGGCAGAACGCGATCGAGAAGTGCTGGCCGCTCATGGGCTACGCGTTGCGGGAGCGCCTGGCACGGGAGTCGTGATGTCGGACTGCGTGACGCTGCCGTGGCCGCCCCAGGAGCTGAGCCCGAACTGGCGCGGGCACTGGAGGAAAAAGGCTCGGGCAGCCCGAACTTACCGACATGCCTGCGGCTGGGCCTGCAAGGCCGCCGGGCTTCGAGTCCCGGCGGGCGAGCTGATCGCGTTGCACGTCGAGTTCGTGCCGCCGAACCGCAGGCACTACGACGACGACAACCTGGTCGGCGCCTTCAAGGTCGGGCGTGACGGCATCGCGGACGCGCTCGGGGTCGACGACACCCGGTTCAGGTTGCAGACCACGGTCGTGTCCACCGAGCTCGGCGGATTCGTGCGGGTACGGCTGGCAGGGATATGAACGAGAACATCCCCGAGCTGAACCGGCGCCTCACCGAGCGCCAGGCCCTGATCACCGGCACCCGGTGGTGCATGTCCTGCTCGCAGTACCGGCGCGCCGACGGCGGCTCGGAGTCCGAAGTGTCGGCCGGCCGGGGCCGGCGGAAGCGGATCTGGAAGTGCGCGGTGTGTACCCAGGGGAGGCGGAGATGAAACAGGTCTTCACGCTGGTACATGCGACAGCACGATCCCGGGCCCTCGAGGCGGTGCGCGCCGCGCCGGATGGCATGGTGGTCGAGGTCAAGCCGCCGAACCGGACGCTGGAACAGAACGCACTCCTCTGGTCGCGGCTGACTGAGATTTCGCGCCGAGTCGAGTGGCATGGGCGCTATCTCGATCCGGAGTCGTGGAAGCACATCTTCACCGCGGCGCTGTCCAAACAGGACGTGGTGCCCGGCATAGACGGTGGGTTCGTCATCCTCGGGAAGTCGACCGCGAGGATGTCGAAGCGCGAGATGACTGACCTGCTTGACCTGATCGACGCCTTCGCGGCCGAGCGGAATATCGATTGGAAGGACGATGAACTGGCGCAGTGAAAAACTGCTCGCCGCGGCGCGCGACCTGCCCTGCCAGAGGTGTGGTGCGTCCGACGGAACTGTCGTGGCCGCGCACTCCAACCAGCTGCGAGACGGAAAGGGCCGCTCGATCAAGGCACATGACTACCGAATCGCCGCCCTGTGCTACCGCTGCCACATGGAGATCGATCAAGGCTCGAAGATGAGCAGGGAAGAACGCGTCGAGGCCTGGGAGTCGGCGCATCGCCGCACCATCGGCGCGCTGTTCGAGGCCGGGAGGATCGTCTGCAATGGCCGCTGAATGCAAGCACTGGCAGGCCAGACCATGGAGCCAGGACGAGATCGACGTGTTGTGCACCCGGTACAGGACGGTGCGAAATGAGACCCTGGCAGCCGAGCTCCAGAGGTCCGTCACGTCGATCACCCAGAAGGCGTACGAACTCGGGCTCACCAAGAACGGGAAGCCGCGCCGACCTCCGCTTCCATCGACCAGCCGATTCGGCGGCCCCGTCGCCCCGGAGTGGGTCACCGGCATCACGACACACATCCTGCAGGACGACTGATGGACTGCCAGTCCTGCGCCCACTTCCGGGCCTCACCGATGCGGCTCTGCCGCGCCCCCAGCATCTTGGAGTGGCAGGAGAAGCAGTTCAACATCGCGCCGGGCCTGCACGTCTACCTCGCCAGGAACCAGAAGTGGGCCTGCAATCACGGCAGGCTGCACGAGCCAAGACCGACTCGGTGACGGGTCGAGGCGCCAGGAATTTCGTAGCACCGACTGCTCATGAATTCGCTCATGAATTCGACTTTCCGAGCGGTCGCCGCAAATTGGAACACCGATCAAAGTTCGTTTCCTTCTGATATACGGCCACGGACCGAGGAGGTTCGATGGCCAAGTACGCAGTAACCGTTCGTAGCGCCCGCGCTCAAAGCGTGCGAACCGCTGTCGCCGGCGGCACGCTGCTGCTGTGCAAGGGCGCCGCCGCCTTGGCCGCCCCGCCGTCCGGCAACATCCTCTCGCAGCACGCTCTCTTCGGCACCGTCGGAGCGGTGGACGGTGGCGCCTGGACGATCCCGCCCGCGGACATCGGCGCCGACGCGGAAGCGAACAACACCGGGACCCCGACCTACATCCTCTTCCTCGACGCCGGCGGCGCCCCGATCGCCGCCTACACATCGTCGGAGATCTCCATCAGCGTGACCCCGGCACCGGGCGACACGCAGATCGAGGCCGGGCGCAACGTCGTGATCCGCAGCATCACGATCATCGAAGGCGGATCCTAGGAGAACGCACATGGGACTGGTTCGCGACGCCCTGAACGCGCTGATCGCACCGAGCATCAAGCCGGTGGCCGGCGGCCTCATCGAGGTTAAGAAGAGCCTGGAAGCCATCCAGATTCCCGCCGAGCTCGCGCAGCGCCTCGAAGCCCTCGAAAGCCGGCCTGAACTCTCTGATGACGACGCCGACACGCTTGCGGCGGCGCGCCGGGTGATCGCCGAGCTCGAGGAGATCCGCGCCGGCATCCAGTCGACGCCGCAATGAGCGGACCCGTCCTCACCGCGGCGAGTTGGATCGCGTTCCTCTCCGGCGCGACGGCGGCCGAGCGTGCCGCCGCTTGGGCGGCGTTCGATGTGGACACAATCGTGTTTCTCGACGCCTCTGGCTCCACGATCCGCACGATTGCCTGCGGTGCCTGGACGGTTGGCGCACTGCAGGGCGGGTACTACCCGGTCATCCCGGGCGACTACACCGATGCGGGAACTGGCGCCGGCGCCACGGCGACCGCCATCTTCAAGAACGGGGCCACTGAGCGGTTCCGCTGCACCTGCGGGACTGCGGCGGGTAACTTCTATCGCCTCTTGGCCGACCTGGTCGATGGCGTCCCGCTGCGGCGCGGCGGATTCTCGATCCTTGTTGGACCGCCGCCGAGCGCAGGCACGCAGCAGCCGGCTGTCGTCACGGCGCCCACGATCACCGGCATCGCGCGCGTCGGCGAACTGCTCACCGCGACACCTGGTGTCTACTCCGGCAACCCTGTGCCGTCGGTCTCGCGGCAGTGGTATCGATCCGGGGTCGCCATCAGCGGTGCCACGGGCCTGACCTACATGCAGGTGAGCGCGGACCTCGGCGCGCAGATCACCTACCGAGAGACCGCGACGAACGGCGCCGGAAGCGTGGTCGGCGTGAGCAACACGCTGGGTCCGGTCGCCGCGCAGGCGCTGGGCTTCTACGGCGTGCCCGACGAGATCCCGCTGGCCAGGAACGGCACGCATGACCTCGCGCAGTATGTCGCCGGAGGTGTCCCGCCCTACAGCGGCTACGCGGTCGATGCCGGTTCGCTGCCCTCCGGGGTCACGCTGAGCGCCGCCGGCGTGCTGAGCGCCACCGGTGCGGCGACCGTTGCGACCTCGGGCGACATCACCTTCGGCGTCAACGATTCCGCTGTCGCCGCGTCTCTTCCGGTGCTCGGCCTGACCTCGGATACCGGTGGCTCGATCCCATTCACCGTCGGGCATGCGTTCCGCCAGGGCGATGTCCCTGCCGGATCGAGCGTGGTGAGTGCGGACGCGGCTTCTCTGCAATGCGTGCCCTGGAACCACTGGCCCGACGGCTCGATCAAGCAGGCGTGGCTCTGCGGCACGGCCGCGACCTCGGCCGGAGTGCGCAAGGACCTGCACCTGTCGGTCGGCGCCGCGGCGGGTGGTGCTGCGGTCTCGCTCGCCGCGCTGCGTGCCAAGCTCGCGGCGGGCTCGATCACGGTCGGCGCCTACGAGACCGTGGACCTGCCGACGCTGGTGGCCTCGGCACCCTTCGATCTCTTCGGCAACGGCACCGGCGTGATCTTCGCGGGTCCGGTGTGCTCGCATTGGATCTGGCGGCGTCGCATCGCAGGGACCCCGCACCTCGAGCTGTGGGTGCCGATCCGCATGTACGCCGGTGGGCAGCTCGAAATCTGCCGGCCCTGGCTTCAGAACGGGGACTTCCTCGTCGCGTCCCCGACGAGTTACACGCTCACGGTCACGATCTCGCTCGCCGGCACGCAGCGCTACAGCCAGTCGATGACGCTGTACCACCACACCGTGGTGCCGCTCGTGGTCGGACGCGCGAACGAGCACAGCTACTGGTACGACACCGACCCGAAGGTGCGGCCCAGCCACGATGTCGACTACCTGATGGCCTCCGGGCACGTCATGAGATATCGCCATGTCGCGCCTGGCGACACCGTGCTCAACGCGTTGACGCGCGACTACACGCCGGGCTGGCGCGGCGACACGCTCTCCGGCATGGCGGCCCCGGGCGGCAATCCGCACATCGGCCCGATCCCGAAATGGCAGGCGATGTGGCTCGTCTCCGGTGGTGATGTCCGCGCCTTCGACAACGTGATCGCCAACGGCCTCTCAGCCGGAGCGCGATCGGCGCACTTCCGAGACGCCGGCGGCGCCGGCCAGAACACCGGCCGCTACATCGTGCAGTCCGCCTACCCGCAGGCGTCCTATGCGCCGCAGGGAACGCCCGTCTTCCCCGAGGGCAGCGGCAACCCGAATTCGATCGAGACCGCGCACCAGCCCGCGCTTGCCTACCTCCCGTGGCTGCTCACCGGAGACGTGTTCTTCCTCGAGGAGCAGATCGGCTGGGTGACCTGGAACTTCCTCTGGTACGGCTACGCGCTGCGCCGCCAGGCCGAGGGCTACTACGAGATGTACGGCCGCGAGGTCAGGGGTTCGGCGTGGTCGCTGCGGTCCCTGGCCCACCTGCTGGGCTCCTGCCCGGAGACGCATGTCCTGCGCCCGGAGTGGATCGCCCAGGCGCAGTACAACATCGACCGGTTCCATGGGCAGTTGGTGACCAACACGATCGACGCCGGCAAGTTCCACAACGATCTCGGCGTCATCCACTACGCCTACCATCCCACCAACGGCTCTCCGCTGTCGAGCCCGTACACGGATCCCGCGCATGTCGGGCCGTCTCCGACGGGCTGGTACATGCCGCCCTGGATGGATGACTTCTGGGTGCTCGCGCTCAAGACCATGCGCGATCTCCAGTTGCCGGTTGCCTCAGCATCGCAGACCCGGCTCGGCGAGCTGATGCAGTACGCCTGCAAGCTGCCGGTCGCGCTCGCCGGCGGAAACGACAGCGGATGGCCGCGCACCCGCATGGGGATGTACGTCTTCCCGGCGCGCGACACCTACGCCGGCGGCGGGAACTGGACGACCTCGTTCTCCGCGGCGTGGTCGATCTTCCGCGCCGATCTCTCGCAAGAGGATGTCACCCCGGCGCCCACCGACCCGATTCTCTTCTGGGACCCGTACTCAGTGCCGGCGCAGTTCCGGGCCGCCACGGCCTACGAGTGGGCCGACCTCGTGTGGCTGGCCTGCCATCTTGCCGCGCTCGCCGTGGCTGTCGAGGAGGGCGCCACGGGCGCGCTCGATGCGTGGAATGCGGTGACCGGTGCCCCGAACTTCTCCGCGGCCTCGATGGGCATGTATCCGGTCTGGGCGATCCTGCCGAGGACCCTGCCATGACGCGCGCGACGATCACCCGCAAGATCCGCGTCTACGACCCGACGGCCGGGCTCCCCGCGCCCGGGGCGGCTGCGCTGGTGGCTGCCGCGGAATCGTTCCAGTCCGTGCGGCCCGCCGGCATCACGGCGGACAACTGGCGGTACTCGATCTTCGGGTCCTATGGCTCGGGCTGCTTCAACCCGCACTACTCGGGGCGCGGTGCGTACGTGCTGGCCGGCACCGGAGGCCATTCGCATCCGGCCACGTTCGGAGCCATCGCGTTCGACTTCGACACGATGCAATGGGCCTACCTGCCGGCAGCCAACGGCCCCGCGGATCGCAACGGCCCGGTCTCCGCTGCCGAGACGAGCGCCGATCCGTGGTGGGAGATGACGGGCTATCCCGAGGTGCCAAGCCCGCCGCACCCATACCAGACGCAGGTCGTCATCCCGCCCTCGCTCGGCGGTGGTGCCAAGGGCTCGATGCTCTACGTGCAGCGCGGCTCCGTCGATTCCGGGGGCGTGACCTCCGCGCCGGTGGCGCATGCGTTCGATCTCGCGTCACGGACCTGGGCGCGCCGAAGCGCGGCGACGAACATGGGCACTGGTTACGAGAAGGCGGCGATCCATGATCCGGTGACGAATCGCTTCTACCTGCTGCCGCCCGATGCGCACTACCTCACCGCGCTCGCCTACCTCGACGGGGCGGACTGGACGCGCAAGACGACGGAGAGCTTCTCGGCTGGCATCAACCCCGCGAACATCGGCGACTTCATCAACCTCTTCATCCACGCAGGGGGCGGAAAACGCATCCTCGTCGCGGTGACGAAGACCGCGATGAGCGGGATCGATCTCGCCAACATCTCCGACGGCTGGACGACGCTCACGCTCTCAGGGGCGCTACAGATCGACTCCAGCGCGCCGGTCTTCCACGCCGCCAAGGGCGTCTACTACCGGCGCTACGGGGGACAGACCGACCAGGTGCTCACCCGCATCACGCCGCCCGCCGGTAACCCGCTCACCGGCACCTGGGTGATCGACACCGTGACGCTCACCGGCGACGCGATCCCGCCGCACTACCCCTACACCTACGTCAATTCGGCGACTTCGGCGTACCGCAACCTGATGTACATCCCGGCGCTGCAGATGCTCGCGTGGATCACCGCGGGCGGCGTCGCGATCTTGAACCCGTGAGGACACCATGGCCTACGCACTGAAAACCACGGGGCTTGCGACGCGGCTGATTTCGCTCGTCGTGGTGGACGAAGACGGCACCACCGTCGTCGATCTGAAGGGCTACGCCGTCACCAAGCACGCCAGTGCCGGGATCGGCGCGAAGAACTGGAAGGGTGTCTCCCGCAAGTACATCGACATCGGCGGCGTCGACTACACGCCCTACGGGGTCACCTGGAGTTCGCCGCCGAGCTGCACGATGACCGACAGCGACGGCATGGCGGTGTTCATGGCGTTCGCAGGCGCCGGTTCAAGATTCCAAGCCGGAACCTTTCTCACGATCTCGAACAACCCCGACAATCAGGGGCTCCAATCCAGCGGCAGCGGCAAGGCCGCGATGGTGCAGGGAAGCGCGACCAACAACATCGGCAGCACGACGCTCCCCGTCGACGGATCGACCTCGTTCTCGATCGGAACGAACTGGCGCAACAACGCGAACTGCCAGCATTTCTACGGCCTGGAGAGCGGCGCCATGGCCGCGGACTCCACAGCCGCAAACCCGGGGAATTGGGGTATCGCTGCGGCCGCGCTGCGCAACATCGGCGGCTCCAGTGGGCAGGGTCGCCAGCCCTGCAAACCTCACGTCAGCGCCGTCTTCGATCGCGAGTTGACGCTCGAGGAAATGCAGTCGCTGCACAACGACTGGTTCGGCGTGCTGATCGACGCCGGGTCGCCGACGGTCACGCTCAGCCCGAAGCCGACGACGGTCGCCGTGGGCGGCACCCGCACGGAGACGGCGACCCGCAGTACTGCGGCGCCCTCCGGCGGGGTGACCTACAACCTGTCCAGCGACACCCCGGCCGTTGCCACGGTTCCGGCCACCGCGGTCATGACCGAGGGCCAGACCACCAAGACTTTCGACATCACTGGCGTCTCGATCGGGGATGCCGTGATCACGGCCACCAACGCCGCGGATAGCGGTGAGACGGACTCCGTGACGGTCACCGTCACCGCGGCCACGGTGACTACCCTGCAGCTGCTCGCGCACGTCGATGCGGTCGGCGCCACCTCAGTCAAGGGCGCCGTTTTCGCGGCGCCGACCGGCGGCGCGCTCACCGGTGCGAAGATCGGGGAGTTCAGCGGACAGGCGTTCGACGGTACCGCTGTTGGCGGCCAGGCCCGTCTTCGTGTCGCGGTCTCGATTTTCGGCGGCGGCAGCCTCACGACGAGCGACACCCCGGTGCTGATCTGGACGGCCACCAGCGCCTCAGGCTCCGCGCTGGGCAACGGTGTCGGGATCGGTTCCGTCGGGCCGCAGGCCTGCACGGTGGTGGATGTGTGATGCAGAACGTCGCGCTGCTGACCCGCGACTCCGCGCCGAACGCCGCGCTGCTGGAACGCACGCCGGCAGCGGTTGCGCCAACGATCACCACCACCGCGCTGCCCGCAGGTGTGATCGGGGTCGCGTACTCGCAGACGCTGCAGCGCACCGGTACGGCGCCGATCACCTGGTCGATCCAGGTCGGCGCCCTGCCTGCGGGCCTGACCCTCAACGCCGCCACCGGGGTCATCAGCGGGGCGCCGACCGCTCCGGTGGCGGCCACGTTCACGGTTCGTGCCACCAACTCGGCTGGCAGCACCGACAAGGCGCTGGGCATCCTCGTCCCGAACGAGGGTTCCGGTGGCACCGCACCCGTCGTGACGACGGTCACGCTGGTGCCGGTCACCGCTGCCGTCGCCGCCGGTTCCACGACCGATCTGATCGTGGCGGTGGAAGATCAGGACGGCTCCCCGATCTCGGGCATTTCCGGCGCCGCGGAGACGACGTCACCTGTCAACGCGACAGCGCAATGGCTCGCCCCAGCGGATGACAGCGGTCAGGCAACGATCCGGGTCTCCGGCATCGCGCAGGGATCGGCCTCGATCAGGGCCGTGGTCGATGGCGTGCAGAGCAACTCCACCGCGGTCGCGATCACCGCGGGACCGGTCTCGCCCACGATCACCACCACCGCGCTGCCTGCCGGAACCGTAGGTGCGGCCTACAGCCAGACCCTCGCCGCCTCGGGAGATGCACCGATCACCTGGTCGATCCAGGCCGGCGCCCTGCCTGCGGGCCTGACCCTCAACGCCAGCACCGGGGTCATCAGCGGGACGCCGACTGGCTCGGGCTCATTCGCGTTCACCGTGCGCGCCACCAACACAGCCGGATTCGCGCAACAGGCGCTGTCATTGTCGGTGACCGCGCTTTCCGGGGGCGCGATCGTCGATATCTCCGGGGTCGAGCAGTCGGCTCCATCTGGCCTTGTCGTGGGCGCCACCGCAGCGGCGCCGTCGTTCACCGAGTCGCAAGCGATCGCGCTCGCCGAACGAAACGAAGTCGTTCTCGTCATCGGCGATCCGCCGAAGGCGCAGGTGTTCGATTTCCGCGGCGGCATCAGCGCCGGGGAGAACATCGACACGGTGTCGGTGACGGTGACGACTCCGGGCTTCGAAGGTCTCGATCCGGCACCGGAGAACTTCGCGCTGGGCCCGCCTGGAGTGGCCGGCGAGCTGGTGGTGCAGAACCTCTATCCGACGGTGGCCGGTGTCCGCTACCTCGTCCGCTGCGTCGTCAACACGAGCGCCGGCCAGCGGCTGATCCGTGAAGCGCACGTGAGGGTGCTGGAGAGATGGCGCACTGGCCGCAGGATCGTCTGACCGCACTGCTGCCGCGGCAATGGGTGGCGTCATGGCGCGCGCTGAACGCTCGGTGCGAGCACAGGCGAGAAAAGCTGTTGCTCGCCGCGTTCAGCGCGCTGTGCTCGAGCGCGATGCTGCGTGCGATGGCCAGCATCGTGGCTACGATCGCGCCAACCGATAGTTGGGCCGCGGAACGCGCGCAGGAGGTCGTGAGCCTGGCCGGCTTGCATTTCTGGCTCTGCATGGGCTTCGCATCGGCCGGAGGAGTGGCGAGCCTATTCCACGATCTTCGCCGTAAACCGAGCCGCTTCTCGCTTGCCAATGCCGTCGGGCACATGTTCATTTCTCAGTTCGCCGGATTGCTCGCCTTCGTCGGTGTCGTCGGTGCGCAATGGGCGCTGCCCTGGGCGCTGGGCATCTGCGGGATTGCCGGATGGATGGGCGCGGCAGCGATCACGAAGGTCTCGGCGAAGGTCGAGCGCAAGATCGACGTCCTGTTCGGCGTGTCCAGCAGGGACGGTGAATGATGGACGTCGATCTCCTGCGCGAAGTCTCCGGTTGCTCGGCGGGATCGGCCCGGCGCTTTGCCGGCCCGATCTCTGCGGCCATGGAGGAGTTCGGGATCGATTCCGCGCTTCGTCAAGCGCACTTCATCGCTCAGATCGCCCACGAATCGGCGCGCTTCACGCGGCTCGAGGAAAACCTCAACTACTCGTGGCAGCGGTTGATGGAGATCTGGCCGAAACGGTTCCCGAACGAATCCTTCGCGAGACAGTTCCACCGCCAGCCGCAGCGCATCGCCAATTGGGTGTACGCCGAGCGCATGGGGAACGGGCCCCCGTCCACCGGAGACGGCTGGCGGTATCGGGGCCGCGGCCTGCTGCAGATCACCGGCAAGCGCAACTACGCACGGTGCTCGGCCGCGCTCGGGATGGACCTGATCTCGGATCCCGATCTCCTCCTCCTCGATGGCCCGGCTGCACGCTCGGCGGCATGGCACTGGTCCGACATCGGCGCCAATCGCATGGCCGACGAGAACGACGTCGTTGCGATCACGAAGGCGATCAACGGCGGCCTCATCGGGATCGATGACCGCCGGCTCGCGGCGGTGCGTGCCATGAACGCGCTACTGGCGTGAGATGGAGGCCGCTGTAGTGAACGGCTTGCTGGATTGGCTGATCGACATCGTGGTCTGGTGTGCGATCAGGATCGGCCTGTGGGTGATCCTGTGACGCGCACCATTGCTGCCTGGCTGCTGGCCGCCGTGCTGGCCATCATCGTTTCCGCAAGCGGCTATGGCGGATATCGCCTGGCCTCCAACCGGTACGAGGCGAAGATCTTGGCCGATCGGCTCGCCGCCGAGCAGGCCGCGCGCACCGCGAGCGAGAAGGCCCGGGCAGAGGAAGAGCGAAGACACCGCGCACAGGAGAAAGTTGATGTCCAGTACCAGGAAGAGATGGAGCGCACGCGCCGCGTTGCCGCTGCTGCTCGCAGCGAGCTTGATCGGCTGCGCGCCGTGCTTGCCCAGCGCGAACGTGCCGCCGCCGAGCATGCCGAAACCGAAGGCAGACCTGATGACGCCGCCGCCGAGCGAGAAAGCCTCGGAGACTGCGCGCAGGAGTATCAGCAGGTGGCTGAAGAAGCTGACCGACTCGCCGACCAGGTGAGGGGCTTGCAGGGCTACGTGCGCGATGTCGTACGCCCGGAAGGCATGGACTGAGCGATGGCCAGGGACGGAACGAACCGAGGTAGACCGAAGGGCAGCGGCCGATTCGACTGGACCCGGATCCGCTCGGACTACGAAACCGGCACCTTCTCGGTGCCGATGCTGGCCGAGAAGTACGGGGCCAGCCGCCAGGCGATCCACCGGCACATGGCGGAGGAGGGTTGGACGATCGGCAGCTCCTCGAAGGCCGTGGCCAACAGGACCCGCGAGAAGGTCATCTTCACCGACCCGAAGGTCGCCCGCGAGGATGCGATCGAAGCCGCGGCGACCGCCAACGCCAGGATCATCCGCGAGCACCAACGGGTGGCCGGACGCGGCCGCGACCTCGCGCTGCGGTTGTTGCAAGAGCTCGAGGAGACGACCGGCCACCTGCCGACGCTCGAGGAGTTGGTCGAGATCGCGACGACGGAAGACAAGACCGGTCTGCGCGCCAAGCTGATCGCCCGGCTCGGCACCGGAAGCCGGGCGGTGGCGATGCGCGACATCGCGACGGCGGTGAAGACGTGGGTCGATGTCGAACGCACAGCGTTCAACCTGGACGGCGAAAAGGAAGACGACCTCGGGAAATGGACGGATGAGCGAATTGCAGCTCGACTCGCTGAGCTTCTTCGAAAGGCTGGAGCTGCTCCGGCTGCTTGAGGAGCAACAGGTCCGTACCAGCCGGCGGCGCTTCTTCGATCTCTTCCCGGATCATGGACCACTTCGCCGAGATCTCTACCAGAAGCATCTCGCCTTCTTCAAGGCGGGATTCGATCACGACGAGCGGCTCTTCATGGCCGCGAACCGGATCGGGAAAACGCTCACCGGCGCCTACGAGATGACGTGCCACCTCACCGGCCGATACCCGCACTGGTGGCCCGGCCGCAGGTTCGATGAACCGGTGCAGGCCTGGGCGGCGGGGACAACGAACGAGACGACGCGCGACATCGTGCAGAAGGAGCTCTTCGGCGGCATCGACCGCTACGGCACCGGGATGATCCCGTTCGCCGATCTCATCGGAGATCCGCGGTATCGGCCGAACACGAACAAGGCGATCGACTACGCCATGGTGCGGCACGTCTCCGGAGGGACATCCTCGATCGGGCTGAAGTCGTACGAGCAGAGACGCAAAGCGTTCGAGGGAACGGCTCGGCACGTGATCTGGCTGGATGAGGAACCGCCGCTGGACATCTACTCCGAATGCCTGCTGCGCACCGCAACCGTGGAGGGGATCATCTACGTCACCTTCACGCCGCTGGAGGGCGCCACCGAGGTCGTGCGGTCATTCATCGACGGGGCCGAGCATCGTGTCTAAGGCGATGATCCAGGCCGGATGGGGTGACGCGCCGCACCTCGGCGACCGAATGAAAGCGCAACTGCTGGCGTCGATTCCATCGCACGAGATCCAGGCTCGCACGAAAGGAGTGCCTACCCTGGGATCTGGCGCGGTGTTCCCGGTGGACGAGGACGACATCAAGGTCGAGGCGTTCGCATTGCCGTCGCACTGGGCGAGAATCGCAGCCATCGACTTCGGGTGGGATCACCCCACGGCGGTGGTCTGGTACGCATGGGACCGCGACACCGATACCACCTATCTCTACGATTGCATGCGAGCGCGGAAGACCGCGATCCCGATTCATGCCAGCGCGATCAACGGCCGCGGGAAATGGATTCCGGTGGCGTGGCCGCAAGACGGCTACGGCTCGGACGGAAAGCGCGACGGCAAGCCGATCCGCGATCTCTACGCTGCGGAGTCGGTGCGCATGCTTCCAGAGCATGCCACCTTGCCGGACGGATCGAACTCCGTTGAGGCCGGCGTGCAGGAAATGCTCATCGCGATGCTGGAGGGTCGATTCAAGGTGTTCTCGCACCTGAACGACTGGTTCAGCGAGTACCGCACCTATCACCGCAAAGAAGGCAAGATCGTCAAGGAGCATGACGATCTCATGGATGCCGGGCGCTACGGCTACGTCTCGCGGCGCTTCGCCCGCGTGCAGCCGAACAAGGACGAGGATCGACCGCGGCGGGAAAGGAGCTGGAAGCTGGCATAGCTATCTGCGGAATTCCTCAGATACGAGCCGGCCGACCAAATCTTCCCGCCTTCTGATATACGGGCGCGGCGATGAAGCCCGTCCTCGTCTCCAGTAGCGGAATCCCCTTGCAGGCATTCGGCGGTTCCGATGCCTGGAAGGTGTACCAGTCCGGCGACTACCTCGTCTCGATCGAGATGGTCGAGGGCGAGCCGGGCTGCGTGATCTGGCCGGCCCATGTCTCCGATGCCGGCGTTTACGCCGTCTGCCTCTCCGCCTTTCCGTACTGGATGGGCACCGACGGTAGGCCGACCGGCGAGGCCTACGCGATGGCGCTCAAGGGCCTCGAGCGCATGGGCCGCGACATCAACCGATCCGAACTCATCCGTCTCATGACGGTGGTGATCGACGCCTTCACGTGGGTGGCCCGGATGCCGCCGAGGCGCGTCGCGCCTCCGGAGCCGATCTTCGAAGCCACGGCCGTGGTCAACGGCAAGACATTTCACGAGCGGGCGATCTGATGCTGGCCGCGCCGACGAGAAAGCGTGGTGCCCGCGCCAGGGAGGAACAGCAGCGGCTCCTCACCCGCTTGAAGACCTGGCGGGACCAGGAGATTGCCAGGCAGTCGGCCAACCGCTTCCAGATGGCGCTGGACGAGGACTTCTACGACGGCATGCAGTGGGACCTCTCCGAGCAGCGCGCGCTCCTCGAGCGCGGCCAGAATCCGGTGGTCTACAACGAGGTCAAGCCCACCGTCGACTGGATGATCGGCACCGAGCGGCGGACGCGGATCGACCACAAGGTAACACCGACCGTTCGCGGCAAGGCCGCGGCCGACGATGCGGTGAACAAGAGCAAGCTGCTCAAGTACCTGACCGAGGTCAACCGCAGCGAGTTCACGCGCAGCCAGGCGTTCGATGATGCCCTGAAGGCCGGACTGGGATGGATCGAGGTCGGTGTCCGCGCCGATCCGGAGGAGGAGCCGATCTACGATCGCAACGAGTCGTGGCGCAATGTGCTCTACGATTCGCTGGGTGTCGCCCTGGACCTCTCCGATTCCCGCTACCAGTTCCGGATGCGATGGCTCGATCTCGACATCGCGCAGGCGTACTTCCCGGAGGGCAAGGACCTGCTGGAGCAGTCGGCGGAATCGAATCCGGACAACCGCGGCATCGACTGGTGGTTCGGACGTCGGCTCTCGGAACTCGATCCGGACGAAACCGCGTTCATGGGCTCACGCTTCGAGCAGTTCGATGCCGGAGCGTGGATGCACAACTCACGCGACCGGGTGCAGTGCTACGAGGGTTGGTGGTACGCGCCATCGAACGAGACCACCGGATCCGGATCTCAGGTCTACGACCGGGTGCGGATGCGGATGCGCTGCACCGTCTTCACGGACTTCGGCATCCTCTGGGACGACTGGTCGCCGTACCGACACAACCGCTTCCCGCTGATTCCGGTGTGGTGCTATCGCCGCAAGCGGGACGGCGCCCCCTACGGGGCGATCCGCAACATCCGCGGTCCGCAGGAGTCGCTGAACAAGCGGATGTCGAAATCCCTGCACGTCTTGTCAACGAACAAGGTGCACTTCGAGGCCGACGCCATCGACGACCAGTTGATGGACGAGGACGAGATCCGCGAGGAGATCGCCTCTCCGGACGCCTTCGTGAAGTGGGCCAGCGGCGCCCTGTCCGGCAAGAAGGTGCTTTTCCAGAACGATCGCGAACTGGCTCAGGGTCACCTCGCCCTGGCGGACCGGGATCGCATGGCGATTCGCGAGGTCGGTGGCGTCACCAGCGAATCGCTGGGGCGCGACACCAACCTCGTCTCCGGGGTGGCGCTGCGCCAGAAGGCTGATCAGGGTTCGGTGGTGACGGCGCAACCCTTCGATAACCTGCGCCTGGCCCGGCAGATCGAAGGCGAGATCAAGCTCTCGCTGATCGAGCAGTACTACACCGAGCCCAAGGTCTTCCGCATCACGGGGGACAGGAACAAGCACGACTTCGTGTCGATCAACGAGCGCGATCCGGATACAGGAGAAGTGCTCAACGACGTCACCGCGATGAAGGCGTCCTTCGTTATCGACGAGCAGGATTACCGCGAGTCGTTGATGCAGGCCATCTTCGAGCAGCTGATGGACATGCTCGGCAAGATCGCGGCGATCGATCCGGCGTTCGCCCGCAACACGATCGACATCGTCATGGAGTACGCGCCGGTGCCGTACAAGGATGCCCTGATCAAGCGGATCCGCGAGATCACGGGCCAGACGGATCCGGACGAAGAGATGACGCCGGAGAAACAGGCGGAGAAGCAACAGGCCAAAGAGGCCGAGCGTGCCGCCAATGCGATGACCGTCGAGGCCCTACGCGCCAAGATCGCGGACCTCGAGGCCGCGACCGGGTTGAAGAAGGCGCAGTCCGCCAGGGCCGCGGCCGAGATCGAGAAGCTCGACGCCGACAAGATCACGCGGCTGCTCGAGGGGATCTACGCTGCCATGCAGGCCGGCCAGGTCGTGGCACAGGTACCGGCTTCGGCTCCCGTCGGTGATGAACTGCTGCGCTCCGTTGGGTTCAAGGATCAGGCCGGTACCGGTGCCGGCATCGTGCCTCCAGATGATGAGCCCACGGCTCCAACCGTTCCAGTCGGGCCGCGCGATCCGTTGCCGCCCGATCAACAGACCGGCCGTATGGCCGGCATCGAAACCCCAGCCGGGGAGGACAACCTGCGATGAACAAGATCAGCGTGGCAGCCAAGGAAGAGGCGAAGTGGCGCGCGGAGAGCGATCTGAGCACGTTGGTCAGTGCCCGCGAAATCCAGAAGGACGCCAAGCGCATGGCGGCAGTACGAGCGTTGGCGCGCGAGAAGATGAAGGCGCTCGAATCACTCCACCCCCCCAAGGAGAAATAGCATGGGCATCGAGAACCTGTTGACGGCGGACGAAATCGAGGCCGCCAAGCTGGCCGATCTCGACGAGGACGAGATCAAGGAGATCGAGAATCTCGCCGGCGAAGAAGACGAAGACGAGGAGGCCGGCGATGACGCCGAAGACGGCGCGGCCGCCGGCAAGGATGACGCCGAGACGAAGGACGGCGACGCCGAAGAGGAAGACGAGGACGAAGGCGCCGCGCCCAGGATCGAGAAGACGTTCGCGCCGAACTTCAGCGCCGGCGATCCGGAGTCGTTCGACGATCAGCTCAAGACAATCCGGGAGCAGCGCACCGCACTGACCAAGTCCTGGCGCGCCGGCGAGGTCGAAGACGCCGACTACGATGCGAAGCTCGCCGAGCTCGACGACCAGAAGGATGCGGTGATCGAGCAGCGCGCCACCGCGCAGGCCGCGATCACGATCTCGCGTCAAACCGCCAAGCAGGCATTCGATCATGATCGCGAGAACTTCCTGCGCGCGATGGAGAAGTACGAGTCGGTGCCGTACTCCAAGACGCCGATGCTGGCCTCCGCCTTCGCACAGGAGCTCAAGGCCGCCGGGCAGCGGGCGATCGACGAGAAGCGCGATCCCAGCGCCCAGGACCTCTTCGAGGAAGCGCACGTAAGGGTGCTCGAGCAGATGCGCGCCCTCGGCATGACGGTCGCCAAGAAGCCGAAGAAGGAAGACGGGCAGCAGGATTCGCAGGGCGCCAAGGAACCGGAAGCCAAGGCGCCGAGACAGGTCCCGCGCACGCTCGGCGGGCTGCCGTCGGCGGCGCCGAACGGCGCGATGGTCGACGATCTGATGTCGCAGGCCGCGAACCTGGAGGGCGAGGATCTGGAAATCTTCGTCGCTCGCCTGCCCGATGACAAGCGCCGGGCGCTGGAATCGGCGGGATGACGAAGAAGGGGCTGTCCCTCGAGATGAAGGTCGGCGAACGGCTGCTGTTGGACAGCGGCCGCATCGCGATAATTCTCGAACAAAAGACTGGACAGCGGGCTAGAATTCGCGTCGAGGCAGAGCCGTCCGTCAAGATCGGATCTCCTCGACCGAATGGCGCCACCGAACGGGGCGCGATGCGGTAGCAGAGCAGGGCTCTGCATTTTTGATCCTGGCGCGCAGGAGTGCGCCGTGCTCAATCCAAGGAGATTGACATGGCACGCACGCAGATCCTGCCGTCCGATCCCGGCGCGGTGAAGGTGTACTCGGCTTCGGTGGCGGTGGATGTCGCCAAGAAGTCGTACTTCAACTCGAAGATGGCCGGCACCGAGACGCAGAAGCTCCCGGTGCTGGTGAAGACCGATCTCGAATCCGGCGCCGGCGACGAGGTGACCTGCTACCTGGTCGCGAAGCTGCGCGGCCGACCCGCCCAAGGCGCGGAGAAACTCGAGGGTCGCGAGATGCGGCTCTCGAAGTACACCGACAAGCTGCGCGTCGACAAGTTCCGCAACGGGGTGAACGTCGGCGATGTCATGGACCAGAAGCGGGTGAAGTGGTCCATCAAGTCGCAGGCCCGTGACCGTCTCTCGGACTACATCGCCGAGTTCGAGGACGAGATGACGATGATGCACGCCGCCGGCGCCCGCGGTGTCGGCGCCGAGATCCAGCACTTCCCGGCCGACTGGACGGCCTGGCCGAACGGGTTCGTCGCCCCGGATGCCGGGCACCAGACCTATCCCGGCGCGGTGGCCAGCAAAGGCGGCCTCACGAACGAGAAGCTGTCGCTGGCCGACATCGACAAGCTCGCCGCCAAGGCCAAGAAGTTTCTCGGCACCGAGGCCAATGGCGCCAAGATGACCCCGATCACGATCGAGGGCGGCGTCCACTTCCTGCTGCTCACCGGCGTCGAGGGCATGTACGACATCCGTCGCGAAGCCGGCGATCAAGGCTGGCTCGCGATCCAGAAGGCTGCCGCCGCGGCCGAGGGCCGGAAGAACCCGATCTTCGATGGTTCCGCGGGGATGTACAACAAGGTCATCCTGCAGGAGCACGAGGGCGTCATCAAGTTCAACGACTACGGCGCCGGATCGGTCAAGGCGATGCGCTCGCTCTTTCTCGGTGCGCACGCCGTCTCGAAAGCCTATGGCTTCAAGGGCAACGGCGGGGTTCGTTACAAGCTCTCCGAGTCCGGCCTGGATCTCGACGAGGAGGCCGTCATCCACTTCCGCACGATCCTGGGGATCAAGGCATCGACGTTCAACGGCCAGCGCTTCGGGATGATCGCGCACGACCACTGCTACACCGAGATCAACTGATCTCGAACTGATCTCGAACGGGAGAACGACATGTCTGCGAAGATCCTTCAGACCAGCGGCATCGCCAACGGCTACCCGGCGGTGACGCCCTCGGGGGCGCACGATCTGGTCGCCGCGCAGGCGCGGTTCACGCTCGCCGCGGCGCTCGAGGTCGGCGACATCATCGAGATGCTGGAGCTGCCGCCGGGATGCGTCGCGGTGGACTGCATTCTCGATGTCGCTGACCTCGACACCGGCACGCCGGCGATCCTATTGGACGTCGGCGTGATGGCGGGTGACGTCGGCGACAAGACGCTGGCGAATCGCACCCTCACCGCGAACCTGATCGCCGGATCGAACGTCGGGCAGGCCGGCGGTATCGCCCGCATGGCGGGTGCCGGCGGCACGCAGATCGCGCCCCCGGGCAACCGCCCATCCATCCGCGTCAAGGGCGCCCCCCGGCCCCGCCCCCGCGCCCCCCGCGGAGTGGTGGCACCGACCCGGTTCTACCCCCCCGCC